CATCACCAGGAAGATTCTCACGTTCACAATCGGTTTTGAATCTCTCTGCTATTATTTTTGCCTGATCCCGAGGTATAAACTCGTCCAGAATTATATAATTATTATCAAAAAGTTGTTGTCGCATAATATAAGTCTAGTCTTTAGAGATCGTTAATTTTTAGGAAGTTTGGTTGTGTAGATAGGATCAAGCGGTTCATCATCATCACCGATGCTATCTATGCCGCGATCGTCAGGTGTATAAAGCCATGTTTTAAGTCTATCTTGAAGTTCTTCATTATCCTGAATATCTTTAATTTTTAGATTGTACTTTTTGCAGAATGATTGCATTCTTCCAAGTTGAGCAAAGAAAGCTATCGTTTTTTCTATTGGTAGTTCTTGAATATCATAAGCACTTGCTCCCATCAAAGAAAACAGATCCATAGGATCAGATTTACTCATAATTTCATCTAATTTAGTGGATAAAATTGCACTAGATTGTAGTTCTTGAAGTTCTTTTACTTCTTTTTCTGCTATTTCCATCGCGGTACGACGAGCTATTTCATCGTGCATCCTTGCCTCAATAAGATCTTTTTCATAGTTTAATTGAGTATCAAATGTTTTCTTCTCAAGTTCATAATTATGTTTTTCAAGTTCTAATTGTTTTCTTTCCTGTCGGATTTTCTCACGTTCTAATTCAAGACTTTCAGTTCTAGAAGTAATTTCTTCTTGCCGAATTCTTTCAGTTTCATGAAGATAATCTCTATCTTTAATAAATTGGTCTGTCTGTATTTCAGATAATTCTTGCAACTGTTTTTTTTCATCTTGAAGTTCTTTTTTAAGAACCTCCAGTCTTTCATTCTCTAACTCAAAGTATTTATTTTCACTCTCTCTTTCTACTTTAAGCGCCTCAGATTCTTCAGCAAATCTTTCATTCTGAAGTTCTAATTCCTTTCTTTCGGCGGTTTTTTGTTTAATATATTCTTGTCTTTGTCTATCTAACTCTGCTCTCTCATCACTAACCTGACTCATCAGTTCACCTTTCTGTTGGAAAAGTTTTTCTGAGAGTGAGTTAAGAGCATCCTCTACTACATGTTGGTTTTTAACAATAGATTCTTCAACCTCGGCTAAAGATTTTGTTCTTGCTTTTATTTCTTCATCAAACAATCTAGTCTTAGTTGCAATCTCTGCATCAAGTTTTTCTCTAGCCTGTTTTCTTTCATTTAATTCTTTTTCAACACGAAGTTTATCCTCTAATTGCGCTTTCTCTGCTTTTGCTGCATCTTCTCTTTGTTTAGCAAAACGAGACTCTGCTTCTAGTCTTCTATTCTCTTCAGCAGTCTCTCTAATTTTTCTAAGAATATTTTCTTGCTCTTCCTGCTGTTTCTGCATTTCAGAAGCACGGGTGTCCTTTGCATTACGTTCTTGTTCTTCTCTCTCCATACGAAGTTTTTCAATCTTCGGAAGTTCCGCAAAAAACTTATCAATATATGGTTGAACTATAGCGATCGAAGAAAGATTCAAGTTCTCAGACGTATCAACAAATTCTAATTCGCCAGAAGTTCCATCCCAGTGAATAGCGTGAATATGTGAATCATCAAAAGTCCACTCAGCATCATTCAGAGTCAACATTTTGTTGTCTACTGTGATGTTTCTATCAGGAACAATTACTACGACTTTCATTATTGACTATCTCCAATAGTGTTTTTATTTATCAGAATCGGTTATTAGTTTCTGTTCAGGTGTTTCATCTGTAACTTGAACCTGATGAGATGCAGAGAACATATTTGCCGCCGCTTCAAGGATATTTATATTTGACTGATTTGCTTTTACCATTTCATTTCTGAATGACTCAACAGCAGCACCAGTTCCTCTTTGTTGTTGAGAGTTTTCAATCAAAAGCATTGGGAGAAACTGAATAGAACATGCCCATTCATCTACTGCCTGTCCAGTATTAGGATTGTGTCCCATAACGTGAGTGTAAAATGCACACTTATGTTCTACACAATCTTTACGAATTAACGGACACCACTTGCCTGACGCCATAATTTACCTCACTTGTTTTTAGATTATACACTTATTTAATCGAAACTGCAAACAATAACATCAATATATTGTACTCTTAAACTGAATCCAGAAGGAGCAGTAATCTGAGGACCAAAGTCATCACCAGTAAATGGATGTGTATGTGCATTACCTCCACCAACGCTGGATGTATTTGGAGCATTAGTATTATCACCTCTAATTTGATCTCCAGGAACAATCAAAGGTTGTGGATATGGACTATAGTTAATGTTACTTTGCTGATATACCTGTGTTACACGAACAGGAACATTGGTATTTGCGTTAACATTAGTATTTCCAGTGACTCTTGTATTAGCAGTAACAGTTGTGTTTGATGGTCGTCTAAATGTTGATGGATTTCTAAATGGTGCTGGAACTGTAAATGGGTTTGGATTAGATTCTGGTTTCGGGTTTCTTTGTGGTGTTGGGTTTTGTTGTTGAAATGAAAAGACACGGTTTTGCTGCTGACTGTCTGGTGATTGTCGATTCACGCGAATAGGACCGGGACCTTGAACTGGCTGGAAACTTTGGGTGAAGTTGGTTCTAACGACGAAAACTTGGTTTCTCCGTCTTCCAGCGCCTCGGAAGTTTGACGGAACTTGAAATGAGAAAGGATTCGGATTTTGCCTTGAAACTTGCGCTCTCGGTTGTCTTCTTTGACGATTCCTCCGTGGTCCGCGTCTATTTCTGCGACGATCTGGGCGATTCCCAGGTCTTACCCGTGTGGTACTAGGTCTTTGCGCACGGGCGTTATTTGGATTGGGGATATTATTACGTCTTCTTCCAGGTTCTCGGTATCTAACTGGTTGTTGTGTGACTTGTGCGTTGCTTACACCTACCTGAACACTTACTTGACCTGTGGCATTAGTTGAACTTGGTGATTGCGGCAGAGTTCTATTCACTCTCCTGTTCTGGTTAGAAAAGACTCTATTTCTTATTGTTGTAGGTTGTTGATATGGTTCTTGACTTATAGGGTTTTTTGGTTGTCGATAAGTACCTGGATTCTGAACAGGTACAATAGTTTGTCTAGTTTGAGGTTGCTGATAAGCACTGGGTTGCTGATAGATAATTGGTTGTTGATATACACTAGGTTGCTGATATGCTCTCTGAGCTGTATATGGTACTCTATCTGGATATGATGCTACAGCGGGTGCTTGATATGCAGTAGGTGCAGGAGGTCCATCATCTACTTCTCTTGCTCCTATTTGGTGATCGTGAGAAGCTAATTCACCGAGAGTTAATGTATGTGGTCCGACACTTCCTACTGCTATAGCAGGTTGAACACTAGCAAATGCCTTTGGAGTCGCAGGCATTGATGCTGTAAAATCTGTAGTTCCAACAACTGATCCACCAGCACCGCTAGTTACTCTAATAGCAGATCCATTTAGGTCTCCGGGTGCAGAAACTTGAGTTAATTTTGTCCATCCAGTCGGTGCTGCCGCCTGGTAAAATACCATTCGTTTATCTTGTGGAATTATTCCATAAAGACTTTCAAGAATTGACCCATCACTAAATTCTAAACCATCTGCTTGTAAAATAGACATATTATTTTCTCCCTTTGCGATTAGTTAAAACGACAAACAATCACATCAATATATTGAACAGCAAGATTTATATTTGCACTCCATGGTACTGAACTTCCTGTAAATGGGTGAGTATGTGCTGAACCACCACCAACAGAAGATGTTACTGGACCAGTAGTATTTAAGTCTCTACCAGATACTCCAGATCCAGGTTGAGGATTGATACCAATAGAATCACCCGCTCCATGAGCGTGAGAAGGTAGTTCTGAAATACTCAAAGTATGACCACCAACTGTTCCAGAAGCTGTTACTGTTCCAGTAACAGGAACCTGAGAAAATGTTGATGTAAAAGGACTACCACCAGCACCAGATGTTCCACCAGAACCAAAACCTCCACCAGTTCCAGTAACAACTCTGAGTGCTTTATTATCGTGCGTTGTTAGTTTTGTCCATCCCGTAGGAGCAGAAGACTCGAAGAACACAGTAACAGAGTTTTGCGGAATGATGTCATACCTACTATCTATCTGAGTTCCATTACTGAAAACAATACCGTCAACATTTAATACAGCCATTATATCCTAAGTAGTTTCTTTTTGTTATTTATTTAGTTAAAAGTCCCCATAATCTACAGACATATTGAAAGAAATAGATATTCTATCTCTCCCTGTGACGTTAGGAGTAACATAATGAAGAAGATGTGGTGGAAAAGCAATAAATGCTCCCTGCTCTACTTGTGGTTCATATTCCATTGAGTAAGGAACATTATTATATGTCTGTGTATGATTAGATCCATCAGATCTAACTAAGCGTAATACTCCTTGTTCAGGACCTTCATATAAAGCATAATATAAAACTATTAAGTCTGCACCTGGATGACTATGAAGAACATTATAAGATTGATCACTGTTTATATTTGCCCATAAGTGAGCGGAATTCATAGTAAAGTGTGCCTCAGCTTCTTGATGAAGATCCTCTATGCAGCGATTAGCAAACTCTACAGCATGGGTTCCAAGATCATAGATATACCTCAAAGAACCTCGAAATACACTGTTGGTTAGTGGTCTAACTTCACTCTGCCATCCACCCATGTTAGATCTATTTGTTCCAGAAATATGTTTCGTAGCATCATAACAATCCTGAATGATTTCATTATTATCAATATCAGGAAATGCTTTCCAACATTTATCAACAAAAATATGATCGGATTCAAAATTTTCTATCTTAAGTTTTTCTTCAGATACAGGACTGCTATCTCCATGAAAATGTAAAGCATTATAGGTCATCATTTATTCTCCGGATCATCAAAAAACATAACTTGATTTACTCTAGTTTCATAAAACCATCTATCGTCATCTACACTCATACCATGCTCATATCTATAACCATCAAATGCAACTAATCTATTATATTTTGACTTAAATGCTGCAATTCTTTTACAGTCTCCAATATCTTTTTTAATCCATGGATCTGCATGTTCATGACGATTATCTGTATTTGATCGTTTATCCCAAAAATCATCAGAAAGTCTGTATAAATTTGTTCCAAATGAAGAACCATCTTCACATTTATTCAAATACACAAGAGCATTATATCCAGAATCTGTATGTGGCCACCACCAATTATTCTTGTAGTCATTATATTTTACAGATTCTTTATCTGTAAAAAATCTGGTATGATTAGTAACTACGCTTGTCCTTGTAGTAGTTGTTTGATTGAATACTTTTGATAGAGCATCATTTGGAACTTCAATTCCTTCAGCGTCTTCACCATCCCATCTACGGTCTTCAAAGTGTTTAGTGTTTTTAGAATGTTCTATACCATCCCAATCATCACCCCATTTCCAGAGAGGTGGAGACTCTCTGGTTATGTACTCAAAAATTAAATCTGGATACTTATAAAAATTATCCATCCAATATATTTTAGAACCTTCAAATTCCTCCACATGTATATTAGATAGATCGTTAATTTCCCAGATGTTCATAATAATCAGTTGACTTACTTTTTCTTACCTTTACTTTTTCTTTGTTTCTTGTTCTTAGATTTTAGATTCTTAACTGGAAAATATCTTTGTTTCTCTACTCTCAACTCTCGAAAGAGTTTTCGACATAATGCAAATGCATCTCTATCAGACATGTTAGAATTTGCAACTGCCGAAACTTCAGATGAAAAAAGAAATAAAGACTCTCTAAACTTAGACTGTTTGATGACTTCTTCCACAACTGTTTCAGAAACTGATTCGGTTTCTGCAGCAGGAAGAGGACTACTGATGGTAACATCAACGTTACCTGTTTCTTCGATGGACATAAAATAAGTCTCCAAATAGACATTTTATTTATTGTACACCCGATCGATCTTTTTTTCAAGTCTTAATATCTCGCCTCTCAAATATACTTGATTATCTTCTATTCTATCAATTCTTTCATTGATACCCTTTACCCAATCATATAATGGAACTTCCTCCTCCCATGTTAGATCTGGCTCTTCATATAACAATATATCAAATATCTTTCTCAGTTTTCTAATCATACTTGAAACCCATCCCAAAACATTTCATTCATTTTTATTGGCGATATACAAAATCCAAATACCCAAAGAATTCTATTTGTATTTCCCTTTGTTTTAGTTACTCTATGCTTTACATCAGAAACAACATAGCAGAGTAGATCACCAACATCAATATCATATTCCTCACCATCAATTATAGTTACACCTCCATGATCTGACTTCTGAGAAATAACATTACAGTGCAAGGTATGTGTACCAGGAAAATATACAGGATCGATATGTTCTTTGATATATCCATCACGAATACCAATACCATTAACAATTCCATCAACAAATGATGGAGGGTGATCTTGATCCCACAGTTCAAACTTAGCACATATTCTATTTTGAATGTTGTAAGCTATCTTAGGATAGTTTATAAAAATATTCTTATCTATGTGATCAATCTCATTGTTTAGTCTAGTTGTAAATCTTGATCTTGGATTGTCTGGATCCATATGAGCATCATAATACTGATTTGGGTTCTCTCTATAATTTTTGAAAGACCAATCATTCAGTATCTTAAGATTTTTTTTAGATACAAATTCCTTTACAACTCTGACTTTTTTCATTCTGTAAAACCAAAGTTGAAAGATATTGTTGTCTTTTTATGCATTGTATGTGGAACATAATGAGCCAAAGGTCCAGGAAATAAGACAATATATCCCTCACCAACTTTTGATATAACGTTATCTTCACCAAATACCTTATGATTAAAAGAAAAATAATCGCTGTGATTTCCAGGAAACATATTATCAGAACCATACCACCAAACTGTATTCGCTGGTCCAGTATTTTCTAGAAAGTAAATACCAGACATGGGAAATTTATTATGACTATGAATTTCTTGATTTCCTCCAACTTCATATTTATTATACCAAATATTTTCTATAAAAATATTTTTGAACTGTTCAGTTAGACCCCCATCAAGCCAACAATCTTGCTCAAGAAAACAAATACATTCATTGTATGCGTGCCAAATAGCATCAATCAGGTCGTCATTGCGGACAAGAAATTCTCCATCATCAAAATGAAATGAAGAAGTTACATCACAGAACCAATTATTTTTAATTTTATCAGAGTTCTCCTCTAGGTTTTGTTCAATTTCAAGAAAAAGTTTTTCTTTAATTTTCTCATGATCATGCACTTTAGAATAGTACAAAAATGGAGGTGGAAAATAATAAATTCCAGTGTTGCCTTCGGAAGATTCTTTTAACATTGTATTATTCTAAAGGATTACCGTCTGCGTTATGCACAGACATATTGAATGAAAGCACCATTCTTTCTTTATCTGATCCGTTTGGATGAGTAAAGTGCATTACTTGTGATGGCCAACAAAGAAGTGATCCTTCTTGAGCATTTTCAAATGACCAATCTGCTTGACCACCAATACTAGAAATTAAGTTTGGATTCATAAAAATAGTTGGAGTGTGTTCTTCTTTATCATAAAAAATGTAAAGGACACAACTATACCCAGTAGGTCCATGATGATGTGGATAATGTGATTGAAATTTTTTAGATTTTTCAAACCAAGAGTGAGATATCTGAAAATATACATTACAATCTTCTGGGCACATTTCTTCTCTATATTCCTCACAGAATTGCTCTGTTCTTAAAAATAAATTTTCAAGAACCGCAAGTTCTTCGTCTAAAATATTATTAATAGTTTCGTTATATTGACCTCCATTACGGTAATGATAATCCGTTGAAACATCAAACGGATCACTACCAGTTATCTGATTCTCTTGTGTATTATTATATAATGAAAGAAGTTGTTTCTTCTTTTGCTCCCAGTTTTTAACCTTTACATGAGCTATTGGTATCTGAAACATAGGAACAAGAACATCTTCCTCAGGATCTATTTGATATCCATAAGGAACTTTACAATACACTGCATTCCTAAGTTCTTGTGGATTAGGAACTCCTTTATCAAGACTCATTTTTCAATTCTCCAATGCTCATTACCATCTTTCGGAACCCAAAAGAAATATTTTCTATTTAACGATGCTAAGAAAAACATATCATTATCTTCATTCTCTACTTTGCATGAATGAAACAAGTCCATCTCATTAGAGAAACGATTTTTTGCTTTTCTAGAAAGTGGATGTACGCAGACAAATTTCTTCTTCATTATATCACAAAAGAGAGTTAATAGCGACAGAAGTTACACGGGTTCCCCATTGTAGCATACACATGAAGGATGCAACAAATAATAATTTCTCCAGAGAAGACATGACCCTCCTATTTACTCACATAGTATAACACCCCCACCCGAAGGTGGAGGTGTGAGTGGACAGTTTTGTAACTGATCTAGTCATCAAAGTCAAACAATGCTGCTGCTCTGAATCTAGCACCACCGTCATCCGTAACTAGCATAAAGAGATGTGTCTTGCCCGTTGAGAGGAGCGGAGCCTGATCTTCTGGGAACTTAACAGATGTTGGCCACGTAATTGTACCAGAAGTGTGAGTAATTTCAATAGTTACACCATATACAACTCCACTTGGAACATTTGTGAACTCAAATGCTACGTTACCATTGACTGTTGTTGTGAAGTAGTTTCCTTGAGAACAATCAACAACTGTTGTTGATCCTAAGGCAACAACATTCTGCTCAACAGGAGCAAGAATAGACAACTTATTATTAACAGTAACTGTATCTGAATTCACTGTTGGTAATGTAGAAATACCAATAGAGTTAATGTTCGTTACTGTAGAAATACTTCCAGTGATAGAAGCATTACCAGAGGCAGTAAGATCGACTGTTGTTAGATTTCCTGCAAGTGTTACATCACTAGAGAAAGATACGGTGCTACTATTATATGGGTGAGAGAACACCACATAGTTTATTCCACCAGATCTTCTATAATAAGATACAGTATCAGCAACTTCATCAATAGCAAATGATGGAGAGAGATTTCCATTAAAGAATACACCACCACCTCTGTCTGCTCTGGATCCTACACGTAAATATCCAGTTCCTTGAACATCACCGTAGGCTTCAAATCCAGCGTTGTTATTATCTCCACTGAGGACTCTGACTGTTCTATCAGCAGCATCAGATGTACTACCAGCAGAAATACTTCCAGAGAAGTTAGCAGTTGCATTTGAGAATGTAGTTGTGTTTACTTCAGTAGCAACAACTGTACCAGAGATAGTTGCAGAGTCTGCTTCTAATCCATTGAATACTTGAATACCTTCTCTAAAGACTGCATCATCAAAGAATGTGGAAACACCTGTTGTTGCGATAAATCCACCCTGAGAGAATAATGTTTCATTAGAAACTATATTATTATTAAATGTGGAAACACCACTAACAACTAGGAACTCAGGTTCAACTGAACTAGAGTATAGCGAAACTGTTCCAACTCCAGAGTTAATATCAACATCAGCAGTGATAGAAATACCAGTTCCTACGAAGTTAATGTTGGTTGCAATACCAGCATAACTTGCACCATCAGTTGTGAGTCCGACATTTCTAGATAGAGCCAGTCCTTGATCAGAAATAAGACCAAAATCTTCCCAAATATCATCAGATGTATAAACCCATCCAAGAGTTGATCCACTATCTGGTTGAGAGTTAATAACAACATCTCCAGGGTTTCCAGCAGTAGTTGGTTTAGATGGAGAGTTTGTATACTTTCTAGAGATCTTATTCTCACCCTGCATGAACAAGGACTTCAATTCTACACCATCATCAGAAGAAGATGTAATCTTCTCATTGAAGATAGTTGGACCATCAAACTCAGAAACAATGTTCTTCTCAGGACCACCCTCAACCTTCAGAGATCTTGTAACTGTAATCTCAGAAGATACTTGAGCATCAAATCCTGCTTCATTTCCAGTCGTAACATCCTGACCAGTAATAGTAATGATAGGAGCATCGAATACATCTTCTCTACCAGTTGTAGAGTTGAGTTTCTTATTACCGATGAAGAAGTTACCATCACTGTCCATTGCAGTAAATGCAACGACACCACCATTCTGCTTGTTAGATTGTGCAATAAAGATTTCTCTTTGATCAAGAACTCTATCTTGTCTATCGGGTAAACCTGTAGAATAGTTACCAGGACCATATCCAAGATATTCAAAAGTATGTCCAGATGCACGAATGATAGAATTTCTTCTCAATTCCATTGGAATTGGTTGAATCTTTCTTACAACATCACCAGAAGCATGTGTTGATCTTACAGATCCAAGTGCTCCTCTAAAGACTGTAATTGGGTTTCCATCAACAGATTCTTTAATTCTAAAGATTTCATCATTGATCTGTAAGTAATCACCAATTTCTAAATCATAACTACTCAAAGATGTGATAGAAAGCGTTGTTGCATCTGCTGATGTGATAGCAGCACTCAGTTGAGCAGTTACACCACCATATTGATCAATAAGTCTACCGCCAATGTTTTGATCAGCAAGACTGATTAAACCACCTCTAGATGTAAATCCATTTCTAAATGCTCTAATTGTTCCTAAGGCATTTGGAACTGTTGTTCCAACTCCGACATTAACTTCAAAAGTATTCTGACCTGTAACTCTGGTAATAATGTGATCTTTATTGTAGCCAGAGTAGTTAGCACCAGCAAGTCGAACCTTGTTGTCTTCTGATAGTCCATGATTAGCCACCGAGGTAAAGCTTACAACACCCGTAATATTGTTATACGAGAGTGATGAAATACCGATCGTAGGTCCAAGATTATATGCCTTAGAACTTAACAGATCAGTTACTCCAACACCAAGGGTGTTAATACCAGATATTGTCTCCATAGATTCAACAAAGATCTGATCATCATATGTGGTTGTAATACCAGTAATTCTATACAGAGTATTGTACTGAGAGTGCGAATCTGCAATATCAGTTACGAATAGTACATCACCAGTATTATCATAGATTGCATCTACATTTACAGTAGCAGTAGTAAATCCTGTTGTAGTTGCAGTTCCAGTAACATTTAGTTTATCACCAACTGAATATCCCTGTCCACCATCCATGACTTTAATACCAGTCAAGGATCCAACACCGTCGATAGAAACTACACAAGTAGCATTTGTTCCATAAACAGTTCCAGAAGTTCCTGTTAAGGTTGCATTATACAGAACAGTACCACTTCCAGATCCATATCCTTGTCCAGGACTATCAATACTTAAAGAGGTAATTCTATTCAATCCATGCTCAACTTCAGTGAATAGAGTGTGAGCAATACCAGAAGAAGGAGTAGATACAATATCAGTAATAGCGATACCAATGTTTACATCATCATATAGTTTAGTGAGTGACTCCTTCGTTATACTCTTTTGAGCATCGTTGACGATAACGTTACCTACTAGCTCAGATTCTGCAAATGATCTTGCACCATCAGGGTCCGATTTTGGATTATCCTTGTTAATTTGAGGATAAAGGAATTGAACTGGTTGAACATAATTCTCAGTATCAAAAGGAGCAACAGTAGGATTATTAGATGCACTTAATAGAATTAAGTGATAGATACCATCTTGCTCGTCCTTAATATACTTCTGAACTTCTTCAGAACGATAAATTACATACGTTCCAGGTAATTCATACTTAGTGAAGTATGGAAGATTAGCATCTCTTGTATTAGGATCACTAGAGAATAATCCAGGAACAGTTGCTAATGTATATGTGAATGTCTTTTTATCAGGAACAGTTGCTACGAAGAAAACACCATTATATCCAAGATCATCTTCACCATCAGTATTTTCAACACTCTTGATATTTCTCAATCTAACAGTATCACCGACAGTTAAATTATGTGGTAATTCAGTCGTAATTGTTGCTGTTGTTCCAACAATTTCTGCATTAGCAACAAATCTGGGGTTTCTTAGTTCTGTGCTATCATTGAGAACTTTAGATGAGATACTGTAATACTTTTCATTTTCAGTATCGCTACCAGTTACACCACTAGATTCTTGAAGAACATATCCTTCAATAGGTGGTCTAGAGGCAGTAGGATTATCTTTAGGAATAACATATCTCAGACGGTAAATCCTATCTAAGAGTCCTCTAGTATCAGGAGTTCTTGTAAAATAAGATCTAGGAGTAGCATCAGATGTTAAATTCTGAATTAAACTGAAGAGATCATTATCAGAAGAGTTTTGAGAAACAGAGAGATACCATTGTGTTCCACTCCATTGTAGTGGGTGTCCAGTATCTCCAGGAGACTTATCAGATACTCTAGAAACTACCTTAACTGTACTGGTTTCATTAGAGAAAATTGTAGCCTGCTGACCAATTAAAGCATCATTAAGAGTCTTAGCAACTTTAATCTGATTAGCAGCTAGACCTGTTGTGATTGCATAATATAGTTGACCCGTGATCAATCCATCAGGAATGTGTCCAGTATCACTCAGTATTCTTACAGACTCGCCAGTTTCAAAGGAATGATTTTCCGTAAATGTAAATGTATTAGATGTAATTTCATTTGAGATTCCATTTGTTTTCTTAGTAACAGTAAACTCTTTCTCAAAAGAAGTTTCCGTACCAGGCATCACAATCTTTGCAGAATATGTAGAGGTAATACCTGCATTGATAACATCAACTTTAATTACATCATCAGGTTTTGCACCAATTCTATATCCATCAATAATATGATTTGGTTTTTGTGCTTCAACTAATTGCTCATAAAGAAAAATTGTTCCAATACCTGTGGTTTGATTTACATCAAAGGCAACAAATTCAACATTTACATCAGCAGCAACATTTTCTTGTGGTGGAATGACGTGAGTAATATATCCAACATCATCTTTTGTGAAAGCTTCTGCACGGAATCCTCTGGATACAAGAGATTTAGCACCAAAGTTTGAGTTAGAGTTGGTGATAGAAAGATCACCACCAGTTTCTGCTAAGAAGTGAGTCGCATAACCAATAGCAAAGACAGATACAATTTGAATAACAGAATTGTTACTTGCTTTGATATGATAGTTTTCGTATGATGGTTTATACCTTGCTCTAGAATCACTAAACAGGTTCGCTACTGTTGTAGAATCTTGATAAGTTCCTGTAGTATCATCATACTTGAGGAAAGCATTATTATCTTTTTGCAGACCAATTCCAGTGAACTGAGCAACAACCATAGATTTAAAGCCATCAGCTTTATCTCCATCAGCGTGCATACCACAAGCACCATATACAGATCTCAGCGAGATGTTAAAGATATATGGAGATGCTGAGGTAACAGTATCAGTAACGATAGTAAGTTGTCCCTCTGCAATATCAGATGCAGATGGTAGCGCAGTGATAGGAGAAGATGGAGCCTTATACTCAATCTCGGTCTCACTATTCTTCTCACTGACTACAAATTGTCCGGTATACCCATTTACAGATACACCAGAGATTTGAATAGGAGTATCTACATCAAGACCGTCAAGTTCTTCAGATAGAGTAACAGTAATAGTA